GCCGGACGCGTAGAGGCTTTTCCAAATGTTTATGATGGAGATTATTTATTTTATCATTATTTAGAACAAGCGCGTAACGCTGGAAAGCACACGGCAACACTAAAAAAGAGGGGTTCTGGATTCTCATTTAAAGGAGGATCTAAAATGGCAAGAAATTTTATATTAGGAGAATCAGAAGTGGCTAGACATAAAATTAAATCTTACGCCGTTGCAAACGAGAAAGAATATTTAACTAAGGATGGAGTATTAAATAAATTCTTAGCTATTGCAGATTTTTGCGCAATACATACTGGATTCCCAGGAGTAAGAAGCTTAAAAGATTCATTAAACGATATGCACTGGAAAATGGGTCGTAAAGATTCTAAAACAGGCACAGACGTTGGAACTCTAAATGAAGTAATGGGAGTTACACTCAAAAATGACCCTGAGAAAGCAAGGGGTAAAAGGGGTTCTCTTATTGAGTGGGAAGAGGCAGGTAAGTTTGATAATTTCTTAGTTGCTTGGGGGATCGCGAGACCTTCAGTAGAAGAAGATGGATTTGCATTTGGAATCATGAATGCTTACGGAACCGGTGGTACAGAAGGAGCGGCATTTGATGGACTAGAAGAAATTTTCTACAATGGAGACGGTTACAATATTTATTCTTTACCAAACGTATTTGACAAGAACACAGGAGGAAGAGGAAGATGTTCATTTTTCTTTGGAACTTACATGAATTTCAAAGGAAAGTACGACAAGAACGGGAATAGCGATGTTGTTGGAGCTTTAATTCTAACAGTAAAAGATAGACTCAAAACCAAATACGGAGCTTCAGATCCTAACGCAATTGTTCAGAAGAAAGCTGAACATCCAATCACACCTCAGGAAGCAATTATGAGGACAGAGGGCTCTGCATTTCCAGTAGGTGACTTGAGAGATTACTTAGAAGATATAATGCCTAATATCGACCGTTTTGTTGATGAACATTGGATAGGTAAGTTGTCTTACGATAATAAAGGGAATGTAACTTGGGCGCCAGATCCAAGCATAACTCCAATACGAGAATTTCCATACGTAGTCAAAGGAGGTAAATCTGATGGGGCTGTAGAAATTTTTGATATGCCGCAAAAAGATAGAGACGGAAAAGTATTTTCAGGAAGATATATTGCTGGAATTGACCCTATTGATAATGATTATACAGTAAATGGATCTTTAGCTTCAATATTTGTATTTGATATGTGGACAGATAAAATTGTTGCTGAATACACCGCAAGACCAGTATTAGCTGAAGAGTTTTACGAAATTTGCTTAAGACTTACTTCTTACTACAACGCAGAAGCAAATTACGAAAGCAATTTAAAAGGTCTTTTTACGTATTTTTCTAATCATAATGCATTACATTTACTGTCTGATACTCCGGAGATTCTAAAAGATATGTACATAGCAAAAACCATTTTACATGGAAATAGAGCCAAAGGAACAAGAACAACTAAAGAAGTTATAAAGCTAGGTAAAACACTTCAGCGTCAGTGGATGATGTCTCAATACGAAATAGAACTTTATGATGAAGAGAATGGAGATACTCAAACTACATTTATTCAGAATTTAAGAAGAATAAGAAGTATTGGATATATCAAGGAATGTATAGCTTGGAACGCAGATATAAATGCAGATAGAGTTTCTGCCATGGACATGGTTATGATTCTAAGAGAAGATAGAGCAAAAATGATAGATAAGTACGAAGAGAAATCTAACATGCATATCAATTCAATGACTGGAGATGATTTCTTAGATGCCAACTGGGCCAAAGCACTTGGAACTATGGAAAATCAAAAACAACCGTGGATGTAAAAAAGCCATAAGCTCCTATTAACTAAATAGGTATAAAAGTATAAATTCGTAAATTAAAACAAAAAAATATGTCATTAAGTAATTTCCCTAAACAAAAACTTCCTTTTAAAAAGAAGGATAAAAAATGGAGAAAAGATCACCTTGACTTTGCCGACAATAACAGTTTCATTAATAGTGGAAGAATAAGAGCAAGGTTAAAAAGTAAGCGAATAAATCTAAATCTATACAATGGAATTTTAGATCCTTCCGATATGAAATTGATACTTAATCCTGGAGACATTGAAAAAATGTTCGTCCCTGAAAAAATTCAACATTATCCTATTGTAACTCCAAGGATAAATGTTCTTATTGGAGAAGAGAAAAGACGTAAATTTGACTGGTCAGTTAACTTAACTAATCCAGATACAATTTCTATGATTTCAAAAGACAAGATGAAACTTGTGCAAGAAAAATTAAATGAATATTTAGAATCAACTAGGTCGGAAGAGGAATTAGAGAAAGACATGAAGGCTTTTAGTGACTATATAAACTATGATTATCAAGATGTTAGGGAAAAAAGAGCTAACATGTATATGAGATATCACATAGAATCGCTTGACATGAAAGTTAAATTTCAGCAAGGATTTAAAGACGCTCTTATAATGGGAGAAGAGATCTACATGACTGATATTGTAAATGGACAAGTTACTTTTGAAAAACTTAATCCTCTTAACGTACACACTTTGAGATCAGGAACTTCAAATAAAATTGAAGATGCAGATATAATTGTAATTGATGACTACTGGTCGCCAGGTAAAATTCAAGATCATTTCTATGAAGATTTAAAATCAAAAGAAATTGATTTGCTTGACGAAGAAAGTACCGGAGGAACCGGTAAAGATTCTGATGGAGAATCATACGCGTTCGATGATATGCAGAATTACGAGGTAATGCAAAGAGAGAGCATTAATTCTTTTCTAGACATGAGTGGTGTATGGTCAAATACATCAAAAAATACATACACAGACGGGCACGGAAACATAAGAGTTCTTAGAATGTTCTGGAAATCTAAAAAAGAAATACTAAAAGTTACTTTCTTTGATGAATTTGGTAAAGAGCAAATTAAATTCAGAAGTCCAGACTATATTCTTGACAAAGAAAAAGGGGAGACTGCTGAAAAGTTTTGGGTTAATGAGTGGTGGAAAGGAGTTAAAGTAGGTAAAAATATTTATTTACAGATTAAACCAAAAGAAATCCAATATAATAAAATTAATCAACCAAGTTATAATTCATCTGGAATAGTAGGGCAAGTATATAATACTAATGAACAAGGAGCTGTTTCTTTGGTAGAAAGATCAAAACCATTTCAATATTTATATGATATTTCATGGTATAGAGTCAACGAGGCTTTATCTAAATATTTAGGATCTATAGTAGAACTAGACATGGCTAAGATTCCAGAAGGATGGAACGTGACTAAATGGTTGTATTTTGCTCGTAAATCTGGTATAGCTGTAGTAGATAGTTTCAAAGAAGGAAACAGAGGTATGGCTAAAGGAAAATTAGCAGGAGCCGTTGGCAATACAACAGGTAGAGTTCTTGAGCAAAAAGTTGGAGATTTCATACAGACCCATATTCAAATGATGGAGTTTGCAAAAGCTCAAATGGACGAGATAATTGGAGTGTCTAGACAACGTATGGGCCAGGTAGACAATAGAGAAACTGTAGGTGGTGTAGAAAGATCTGTATCACAATCTAATCACATTACAGAAGAATTGTTTACACTTCACGATTATTGCAAGAAAAGATGTTTTCAAATTCTTCTAGAAACTATTAAAATTGCTTCAAAAGGAAATCAAGTTAAGTTTGCATACATAGCTGACGACATGACAAGAAAACTTATGGAGATTGATGGAGATGAATTTGCTGATGAGGAATACGGATTGCAAGTTTCGAATGAAGATGCAATTAATGAGATGCAACAAAAGCTAGACGGAATGGTACAGATGGGATTACAAAACCAAATGTTATCTTTCTCAACAGCAATGAAAATATATAACTCTCCTTCAATAAGAGAAGTTCAAAGAATGATTGAAAAAGCAGAGAATGATAAAAATGAATCAATGCAAAAACAATCTGAAGAGGCTCGTAAAATGCAAGAAATGCAAATTCAATCTAACGAACAGTTGGCAGCAACAAGAAATGAATTAGAAATTGAGCAATTTAATAGAACTGATGAAACTAAGAGATATATAGCAGAACTTCAAGCAGAAACTGATAGATTGAAAATAGAACAATCTGGACAAGACCTAGTTAAAACTGATGATGATAAAAATGACGATATTGAGTACAATAAGTTCCAACAAGAAATGCATTTAAAACATGGTCAAATGAATAACGACATGTCGAAGCACAAAGATATGATGGCTCACAAGGCCAAAGAATTAGAAGTGAAGAAAAAACAAGCTAATAAACCTGTAAGTAAAAAATAATGAAATTAACACAAAATCAATACTATGGATTAAGAATAGACCTACCACACTCTTTGAGTGCTGGTAGTGTTTATTTATGCCAAGATACAAAGCAATTGTTTTTTTACGGAGAAGACTGGTTGCCTTCTGAATTGAAACCAGCAGACGGAGTTATAACTCAAGAAATTCTAGACGAGGCATTAAATAATATATCAATAGGAACTTTTATAAATGTAGTTTCTAGTTATTCAGAATTACCAATAGTATCTTCAGTTCCGTCAAGTTTTTATTTTTGCACAAACTCTCAGGGAACTAAATGGCTTCCTGGAGATATAGGAGGAACTTACTATCCAAAAGGAATTTACTACTCAAATGGTATATCATGGTCATATGTAGAATCACCTTACCAATCAACACAAGAAGAAGCTAATGAAGGTATAGCAAACAACAAATTTATTACGCCTAACACATTAGTAAATCATTCAAAATGGGCTTTAAAAACAGATCTTACTTATTCTGAAGATAGTTATGTAAAGTATGCTGGATCAATAAAAAATGTAGATTTAGGAGAATATAAATTAAAAGCCGGTCAAATTGATTTTGATACAACCCCAACACAATCAAGCGGTGTAGCATCACTAAGGTGGAATGATACTGATGGAACTTTAGATCTTGGCTTAAAAGGAGGAAACGTTACATTGCAATTAGGTCAAGAATCTTTAATAAGAGTTGTGAATAAAACTGCAACTAATTTAACAGAAGCAGGATATGAAGCGGTATATATTTCAGGAGCTCAAGGACAGAGACTTAAAGTTGATTTAGCTTTAGCTAATTCTGATTTAACTAGCGCTGGAACAATAGGTATTGTAACTGAAAATATAGATGTAAATCAAGAAGGATTTGTTACTTCAAACGGACTGGTTAGAGGAATAAATACAACAGGTTCTTTACAAGGAGAAACCTGGCTAGATGGAAACATGTTATACTTATCTCCTACGGTAGCTGGAAGAATTACGAACATCAAACCTATAGCTCCTTACCACACAGTTGTAATAGGAGTTTGCGTTCATGCACATTCCACGCAAGGTTCAATATTTGTTAAGGTTGATAATGGTTATGAGTTAGAAGAATTACATAATGTACTAATATCTACTCCTTTAAACAACGAGATATTATCTTACGAAACATCTTCAGGTCTTTGGAAAAATAAATCAATAACTTCTTTAGGAGGTGTTTCTGGCACAGGAACTTTAGATTATTTGCCAAAATTTTCTTCTGCAGGAACTTTAATAGACTCAAATATTTTAAACTCAGATAATTTTACTTTAATCAATGGCGTTCCAAATATTACAGGAGTTAATCCAGTAGTGCTTCAAGTTAGGGGAACTCAAACTTCTTCTGCATGGACAGCAGGAGCTAAATTCGTAACACTTCAATTTAATTCAACAGATGTGTCATCTACAGGAGATGTTACTCGTGGAGAAATTGCCATGGTTATGACAGACGCCACTGGTGGTTTTTCAGATATGATATTTGGGACTACTAGTTCGGTAGCAACACCGGCAGTTGAGAGAATGAGGTTGTCAGCTGGCGGTAAATTACTTTTAGGGACAATTGCAGGAACTGGTAATCATATGTTACAAATTATAGGTGGTAGTAGAGTTAGGGGTACTACAGTAACAAGCGATTGGATTGCTGGATTTGAACAATCCGGAGTCACCCTGCAAGCAGGACTAGTAGGAACATCTTCAAATAGAAGCGTAACTGTTCAAGGAGCCGGGGCGGCAATATATCACGGAATGGATACTACTAATAATGTAGAATTTTTAATGGGTGTTTCTGGTTTTCAATCTGCAGTAGTAGGATCCATGACAAATCATCCATTGCATTTTAGAACAAATAACACCTTAATATCGCAATTTACAATTGATGGTAACTTGTTGATCGGAACATCAACTAATAATGGTAAAAAATTACAAGTAATTGGCGGTGGTTATTTTAGTGAAAATTTTTCAGGTATTGATACTAAATTAACAGTTAGAAATGCCGCTGTATTTCCAGGTGCCGGTAATGCAATTTCTTTTGAAGGATTTTATAAACACGCATTAATTAGTAGTATTGGATTTCCTAGCTCTACAACAGGAGGTGATTTGCGATTACAAACATACACATCTGACGCAATATTAACTGAAGGAATAACAATAGATAGAACTGGCCGCGTGCTTGTAAACACATCAGCTGATGATGGCGCTAGTCAATTGCAAGTAGAAGGGCAAACTAAATTTACAGGATTAAGTATTGTAAAAGGAACAACAGCAAGTGATACTGCGCCATTAGGAACAGAGCTTACTACTACAGGAGTTTCAGACGCTTCTTGGACAGGAACTTCTTTTGCAACAGGATACACTCACTTATCAGGTTCGATTACAACTCTTACTCAGGCATTAAGTGCGGTAATAGGCGCATTTCACCAAATTACATACACAATATCAGGAAGAACTGCTGGTTCAATTAGTATTTCATTTGGAGGAAATTCCACAACTGGTATTACAGCAACAGGAAATACAGGACCAATAGCTACAACTATAGAGGAACTTGTTATTACTCCTACAATTGATTTTGACGGAACTTTAATTTTAAGTATAAAATTAATTAATACATCTTCTGCAATTTCTCAAACTTCTAGTAGTTCTGGCAGCATTCATTTAGAAACAAGAATTTCTTCAAGCAATACAAATACATTTATTGGACAAGGTGTCGGAAGAAGAAGTACAACTGGAGTTAATAACACAGGTATAGGAATGCTTGCTCTTAGAGATGTAACAACCGGAACCGGAAACACTTCTTTAGGTTATGCAGCATTAATACAAAACACAATAGGAACAAGTAATGTTGCTTTAGGAAATCAAACTTTATTTGCAAACAAAACTGGAATTAATAATATTGCAATAGGACCGCAAACATTGTATAATAATAATTCAAGCGGAAACATCGCAATAGGACTTCAAGCAATGTATAATAGTACATCAGGAGGAAACAATACATCAATTGGATACGCTTCATTATTTCCAAACGTAACTGGTAACAATAATGTGTCTTTTGGATATAATTCAGGAAGATTTATATCTAACGGAACAACCTCGTTAACAAACGTAAGCAACTCAATATTTGTAGGCTACTCAACAAAAGCTTTACAAGATAACTCTACTGGTGAAATTGTAATTGGATACAACCAAACAGGATTAGGCTCTAGTTCGACTATAATTGGAAACAATTCAACAATAAAGACGGCAATTTTAGGAAGAATAATGTTTGGAAGCACTGTTGATGACGGAATTAATCAATTACAAGTAACAGGTACAACAAAAAGTACAAATCTTAATATTTCATCATTAACAGGAGCATATGGTCAAATTGCATCATTTGACACCTTAGGTAATGTCATAACAAATCCTAACTTAAAGATAATTAATGGCGTTTTAGATATGAGTAGTTTGACCGCTGCTGAAATTAAAGCGTCAGGTGTTAGTTTGACATTGTCTGGACTATATAGTATTTTTTTTAAAGCCAATGGTTCTGAAGGAATGAGGCTAACACCAAACCAAAACCTATTGATTAAATCTACATCTGATGACGGAATTAATGCTTTACAAGTAACAGGCTCTGTGAAATCAACATCGTCTGTACAAGTAGGAGATAGTGCGGTTACAGCATCTTCAGCAAATGTTGGAGCAATAAGATATAGAAGCGATTCTAATAATAGTTACATGGATATGGTTATGCAAACTGGAGCTTCAACTTACGAATGGGTTAATGTAGTTAAAAACACTTGGACTTAATAAAATAAAATAAAATGAAAATATATACAGCAGATAAATTTATAGTTA